ATGATAATCGAGGGCTATGCAGCATTGTACGACAATGAAACTAACATAGGGCCTTTTAAGGAAACTATAGCGCGCGGAGCTTTTGATGATGTACTAGATAACGATGTACGCGCTTTAATGAATCATGATCCTAATTACGTTTTAGGCAGAACAGGAGCAGGAACGCTAGAGCTAGAGCTAGACGATACAGGGCTAAAGTACCGTATTAAATTAGGAGATCAGCAGTACGCAAAAGATTTATATGAGAGCGTAAAGCGTGGAGATATTTCACAAAGCTCTTTTGCCTTTACAATTGCAGAGCAGAGCTGGAGCGAGGATAGAACAGTAAGGAGTGTTGATAAGGTAGCAACGCTATTAGACGTTAGCCCCGTAACATATCCAGCTTACAAAGATACTCATGGCTTAGTAGCAAGAAATGATGAAACTGAGCCAGAGCAAATAAATAACGCTGTAGAAAATACTACAAGCGAAGAAAATAAAGAAGTTAAAAAAACAACTAAAAAAAGAAGTAAAATGAACTTGAAAGAGTTAAATGAGCTTCGCGGTAAATTCTACAATGAGCATGTTTCAATGATTGAAAATGCTGAAAGTGAAGGCCGCGAGCTGACAAACGAAGAAGAAACTAGAGCGGACTATCTCGAAGGAGAAATCGAGCGCCTAGATAACAAGATCAAGCGCAGAAAAGCGCACGAAGATATGATTGCACGTACTGCCTCAATGAGCGGTGTAGGTGTGTCAGAGGCTAAAGAGATTGAGAAAGTTAATCGTAACTTCTCTTTGACTAGAGCAGTACACAGCATTTCAGTAGGCCAGCCTTTAACAGGTGCAGAGGCAGAGTGGGCGCAAGAGGCTCGTAAAGATATGCAGAGCAGAGGCATGCAGATGACGGGTCAAATCGGTATTCCTGAGCGCGCGTTATATCGTGCTGGAGGTGCTGATGATTTCCAGGCAGGTTCTGGAGATGGCTCAGGCTTTGTATCTACAGATGTACCAGGAGTAATTGAGGCTTTAAGAGTTGCACCACTTATTGAAACTGTAGGAGCTACTACAATTCACGGAGCTACAGGTACAGTCCAATTCCCAAGAGTATCTAAGAAGGCATCTGGTCACTACGCAACAGAGGTGCAGGATATGGCTACTGCTGGTTTATCAGGTATGGAGATGGACGAAGTAACTCTTTCTCCTAACCGTTACACTAACAGCACTGTATTTTCTAAGATGCTTGTAACTCAGGGAGGCCCTGCTGTTGATGCTCTTATTGCAAATGAGTTAATGGCTGGAGTAAACGAGAAGATTGATATTGATGCTTTCCATAAGACTACTACAGCTAACAACACAGCACTAGGTGGAGCTTTAACTGCTGCTAACCTTTTCGAATTAGAGAAGGATGTACTAGCTGCTGGTGGTGATTTCGCTAATTGCAAGTGGGTTATGAGTCCAACAGGATGGAAGGTGTCAAGAGATTTAGCAACGGTTGCATCTATTGATGCTTTCTGGGTAGGCTCTCAGTTCGATGGATTCGATGCTATTGCTACTCCAAATCTACTAGATAGCGCAGCAGATAAAGGGGCGATTGTGTTTGGCGATTTCGCTAAGGGCATCGTTTACTGTACGTTCGGTGGTTTGGATTTATTAGTAGATCCATATAGTAACGCAGCGACTAATCAAATCGCTTTACACGTTACTAAGTTTGCAGATACAGAAGTACGCCAAGGCGATGCTCTTGCATCTGTTAGCGGAGCAGAGTAATAGATATAAATTAAATTAAAGGGGGCGGGTATTGCGCCCGCCTCTTTTTTATTCTTATAAGATGAAATTAGAAATTACGACACAGCCTACAGGTACAGACCTTTTGCCATTATCTACAGCGAAGGAATTTTTGCGCGTCGATCATAGCGATGAGGATACTACTATAACAGCTTTAATAAATGCTGCTGTACAACATTGCCAAGATTATACTAATAGGCATTTCGTTAGCTCTAATTTTACATTAAGCCTTGATGATTTTTACAACTGTGAATTTTCTACAGGCCCAATAAACACTATAACAGGTGTTACATATAAAGACGCAGCAGGAGCTACGCAAACTTTAGCTACTTCAAAATATTGGTACGATACCAAGCGCGAGCCTGGGCGTATTCATTTTGATAGCCCACCAGATACGTATGATGATGACTTCAATACAGTAACTATATCAGGTACAATAGGAGCAGCGCCAGCAGACCCAATATTACACGCTGTTAAAATGCTTGTAGCTCACTACTACGAGAACAGGCGCGCAGTAATAACAGGAACAATTACAGCAGAGATACCTCTTGGAGTAGCTGCATTACTTAATCCCTATAGAATTATATCTACTAAATGAACATAGGCGGTTTAGATAGGAGAATAACAATACAAAGTCCTACGCTTTCAGCTAACGCCTATGGCGAGAGAGAGGAGAGCTGGGGAACTTTTGCTACGTGCTGGGCGCAGATAGAGCGCAAGCCTGCTGCTGTAGAGCAGAATAGTGGTGAGCAAATGGTAAGCGTGAATAAGGTTGTTTTCAATATCCGCTATAGCTCTACAACTAAAAATACTAAGGCAGGATACCGCATAAACTACGATAGCAAAAACTATAACATACTAGGAGTGCATGAGGTAGGTAGGCAAGAGAGCATCCGTTTAATTACTGAAATTGTAGAGTAATGGCTGTAACAGTAACAGGAGTAAATAAGCTATTTAACAAAATAGATAAGATAGCTAAGTGGAGCGCGAAAGATAGCGACAAACTACAGGATATAGGCCACAGAGTAGGCGCTGTATATGCTAACTACTTAAAAGCAAACGTAAAGGAATACCATAAGCCTATAATTTTTAGAGGCAGAAAAATAAGCCCTGGTACATTAAGGCGCTCGGCAGGTACATGGCTACCAGATAAAAATAGAAATAATGTAATGGGCGGGCCTCGTACTAATGCAATAGGCAGAAGAAAAACGAAACGAAATGCAGACGGCTTCTTTGCTCATATTGTAGAAAAGGGAGATTTTGGGCCAAGATTCGGAGGCAAACACAGAACACAAAACACAGGAGTATTTACTAGGGGTTTAAGTGCAACAAAAGGGCGTAGTGAAAAACTACAGTTTGCATTATTAAAAAAAGAATTTGCACGATACGTTAAAAGAGCATGATAGTAGGTAAAGCCATATATAATATTTTAAGCACTACCTCGGCAGTAACTGATATTGTGAGTACTAAGATCTACCCAGAGATAGCACCACAAAATGAGAGCCAGCCTTATATAGTATATTCAGTAGTGAGTAATAATCCAACTGATACGAAAGAGGATAATGGCAATGTAGATCAAGCAAACATTGAAGTATATTGTTTTAATACAAAATACACTACAGCAATAGATTTAGGCGTAGCTGTACGAGCAGCGCTTGAGAGGAGAAATGGAACATTCGGGGGGGTAAAAATACAAAGCATAAACTATACCAATGAGCAGATGGATGTGAACCCTGAGCGCTCTATATGGGTAGCTATACAAGATTATACAATTAGAATAAATAATACATGATGGATTTTATACTCGAAAATTGGGAAGCAATTTTGCTAGCCCTAATGGTAGCTGCTAGAGCTATCTTCTCTCTATTGCCATCTGATGCACCTGCTGTAAAGGTGTTCGGATGGATAGATACAATAATAACAACGTTAGTCGGTGGCGACAAGCGTAAAAACAACAACAATAATAACTAGAACAAATGGCAGTAACAACTGGAATAATAAACGGTTCGGATCTTAAAGTAATTATTGGAGCAGATGGTGGCACGTTGAAATTGATTGACAACGTTACCGACTGTTCTATTTCAGTTACTAATGAATTTAGAGATGCAACTGTAAAAGCAAACGCAGGATATAGAGCGCAGCTCCCTGGAATGACTTCGGCAACAATGAGCTTTACAGCTCTTTACAATTCTGACGCAGCAAGTGGGCAGGGCTTTAATGATTTATCTACTTTACAACTAAATAAAACTAAGTGCGAGGCGCGCTTTACTCATGTACTAGGTACAGGCTCAGGAGAAAACCCTGGAGATTATCATTACATAGTGAAGTGTTATATCGAGAGCTTAGAACTTAGCGGAGGTACAGAAGATAACGCAACTTACACTTGCAACTTAAATATAGTAGAAACTATAGTACGTTCTGAAATTTCATAAACTCATGGAGATAACTATAGGAAAACGTATATACCCTATGCGAGCTACTATGTTAGCATGGCGAAATTTTGAAAAGGCTACAGGCGTAAAGGTAACAGAGGTAGATGCCAATGACGTTACTTTAATACCTGAGTTAATTTATTATTTTGTTAAGGCTGGATGCGAGGCACAGGGGATGAAGTTTACTATGGATGTTGAGAAGTGGTTAAACGAAATAGAGGTAAATGATTTGCCTGTATTGGTTGAGGCCATGAGCGAGGTAATGGGCGGTAAACAAGAGAAAAAAAAAGCGAAGAAGAAACAAGTCCTTTGACGTGGAGTAGGGTAGAGGAGCTGGGCCTAGGCCTATTAGGTTTAAGCCCAGGCCTACTCTACTCACTTACGTTTGATGAGTTTTCAAATGCGGTTAAGGGTAGGCGGGAATCTATCGAAGTAATGGAGCGCTCTAATTGGGAGCGCACCCGATGGCAGACAGCTTTACTATTAAACGTACATACCAAGAGAGGCAGCAAAATTAAGCCAATTGATTTAGGTGTATTCCCTTGGGAAGAGGAAGAGCAAAGCAAAAAAACTAAGGTTAGCGGTTTTGCATTATTAGATGGATTAGCTAAAAAGGAATAGATGGCGAAGTTAGGAGATTTAATTGTAAATATTGGGGGTAACGCAAAAGACCTAAATGACGAGCTGGGCAAGGTGCGCAGAAATATGAAGCGCTTTGGCTCTAACTTCAAATCTTTAGGGCGCGACCTTACGCGCTCTGTTACTTTGCCTTTAGCTGCTATAGGAGCAGCAGCAATAAAAAGCGCTGCGGATTTAGAAACTTTAGAAGTAAGTTTTATCTCTCTTACAGGAGGAGCTGAACAGGCCTCGGCTATGATGGCACAGCTTAATGATTTCACAGCTAAAACGCCATTTCAAATCGATGCGGTTGCTACTTCGGCTAGGCAGTTAATAGCATCGGGTACAGATATAAGCCAGGTAAATGATCAGCTACAATTTCTAGGAGATATAGCAGCAACTTCGGGCAGCTCTATAGATGAGATTGCAGCAATATTTTCTAAGGTACAGGCAAAAGGCAAGGTAGAATTAGAGAGCTTAAATCAATTAGCTGAAAGGGGCATACCTATTTTTACAGCTTTATCAGAGGCCACAGGATTGCCTGCCTCTGAACTAGGCGCAGGGCGTGTATCAGTAGAGCAATTTAATGAAGTGTTAAAGAGCTTTGCTGAGGAAGGCGGATTTGCTGCTGGTGCTATGGAGCGTCTAAGCGAAACAACAGCAGGTAAATTTAGCACAGCTTTAGACAACTTAAAGTTAGCAGGAGCTGAACTAGTACAAAGCCTAATGCCTGTTATTAAACAACTAATTGATGGGGTTACTGCCTTGGCGCAAAGGTTTGCAAAAGCTAGCCCAGAATTTAAGAAGGCTACATTATTGATAGGCGGTATTGTTGCAGCTATAGGGCCTCTATTAGTTATACTACCTACTCTAGGCGGTGCATTATCGGCAGCCTTTGCAGCAGCGACAGGCCCGATAGGTTTAGTTATCGCTGGTATTGCTGCCTTAACTACAGCGTTCTTTTATTTCTTTGATGATATTAAAGGGCCTTTAGTAGATGTAATAAATTACTTTATAGACCTATATAATAACTCAGTAATTTTCAGGGGAGGTATTCAAATGATTATTTTGACCTTCAAAAATTGGTGGGCTTATGTGAAGTTCTTCTTTAATAGCTTTGTAGGTTTAGCAGGCGTTGTTTTAGATTATGTAGGCGATCAATTTACAGCCCTGGGGGATATTGTGATGGGCATTTTCACAAGGGATTTAGAGCTTATAAAAAAAGGTGCTAAGGGTATGGCTGATGTATTTACAGGCAGCTTTACAGATGGCTTTGACGTAGTAAAAGAAAACGCCTCAATTTTAGGTGAGGAAGTAGCAGAAAATTTCCAAGATGCGGTAACTAATACACTAGAGGCAGAGCCTATAGAGTACGTTACTACCCAAGATTTAGATGCTGCAAAAGATAAGATACTAGGCCTATTAGATTTTAGTAGCTGGTTCGAGGGCGTTGGTAGTTCAGCAACTACAGCAGCGGAGGGGGTAGATACTTTATTAGATAAGTTAAATAATGTAGCAACTACTTCTCCTTTAGAAGGGTTATTCAATGATCTAAATGGAATTAAAGCTATAGAGGAAGAAATAATAGAAACTACAGACTCACTATCTGGAACTTTTGAGCAGTTCAGCAATCAAATGGGAGGCGCTTTTGCTGAGGCTATTGTTGAAGGTAATAACTTTGGAGAAACTATAATACAGGTAGGCAAGCAAATATTAAAGTCATTACTTTCTCAGGCTATAGCTAACGCCATAGCTAACGCCTCAAGTAGTAAAAACTTAGCTAACCAGGCGAGCGGTGGTTTATCTATTCCAGCCTTTATAGCTGCTGCCGTAGCCTCAGTTAAAAAAGCATTTGGTAATGTACCAGCTCTTGCAGAAGGTGGATTAGCATTTGGCGAAACAATGAGTATAGTAGGAGATAATAGAAACGCTGCTATTGATCCTGAGGTAATAGCTCCATTATCAAAACTAAAAGATTTTATGGGCGGAGAAGGCACACAGGTTTATGGGCGTATATCTGGAGATGATATTGTAATTAGTAACAGGCGCGCAGAGCGCGACAGAAACAGGTTTAGCTGATGGCCGTAGTATATGCACTAAGTGAGTTTACCGATGAAAAGGGGGTAGATTGGAAAGTAAAGATTGTAGATGGCACTATTTCCACAGGCGATTTGAACCATAGATTTACACTAGGCCCAGACGGATTTAGACATACTTACGATTATGATAATTTTGATAGGTGCAAACCTATACTAGGCAGCAGGGTACAATTTACGTTGTTTCATCCAGATAATAACGATGCTGCCTTCAATACTCTTTATGCAAATTTAGATTCAGCAGCAGAGGGTACGTATAGAGTAGAAATATACCGCGATCCAGACAGCGATAATGAAGCATGGTGGATAGGCGAAATACTGCCAGAGCAAACAATAATTCCAGATGCCTACCCTCATGCTCCAATAACTATAACAGCAGCAGATGGATTAGCTAACTTAAAAGGAATAGACTATAACAATAGTGGAGCTGCTTATACAAACTCAGACTTTATAGTTAATCATATATACAAGGCTTTAACAAAAGTACATTGTGCTAATTTCTGGGGGGGCGGTGATGTATTGTGTGCCTTTATGGAGGATATAATAAGCGCTGAATATCAGACCCATATTGCAGGCGGACAAAACCAGCAGCTTTATAATGCCAGGGTAAATCATAACTCTTTTTATAATAAAGATAGCAACGGAATC